TACTATGAGTTCTTCAATGGCTACATATAGACAGGCACTAAGAGATCTGCCCAGTCATTCTAATTTTCCAAACTTAGATGATGACGATTGGCCTGAGCTTTCTTAACATGGATGAAAATATAATTTATTTAGATACAAATAAAACTATTTCTATAGATGTAGTTATGAATGAAGCATCAGAAGAAATTGGAAACTGTCTTATTAAGTATGTAGAAAAAGGTTTACCTATAGAAGCTTTAATAGGTCTTTTAGAAATTTATAAGCATAACATGACTATTGAACATGCCAATGTAGAGGACATCTAACGTGGCTACTAAAAAAAAGGGAACTATGAAAGGCCACACTATTAAAGGTGGTCATAAGCGTCCAACTAAATCTGGTGCAGGTATGACCAAGAAGGGTGTGGCTAAATATCGTAAAGACAACCCCGGCTCTAAACTCAAGACAGCTGTTACAGGTGAAGTGAAGAAGGGCAGCAAGGATGCAAAGAGGCGTAAGTCGTACTGCGCTCGTTCTGCAGGTCAGATGAAAAAATTTCCAAAAGCAGCTAAAGACCCTAACTCTAGGCTGCGTCAAGCAAGAAAACGGTGGAAGTGTTAATGAACATGACTGAAATAGAATTAGAATTAGTTATACAAAAAGCAGCCCAAGCAGGAGCTAAAGAAGCTCTAAGAGAAGTAGGGTTATCAGACCAAGAAGCTTATGATGACGTTAAAGAGTTACGAAGTTTACTAGAGACTTGGAAGATTACCAAGACTACAGTAGGCCAAACAATAACTAGAACAATTACTACAGCATTACTGACTGCATTAGCAGTTGGGATTTACATGGGATGGGGGGAATAAATATGTTGACTGCATTAAATGCATTGCTAGAAAGATTTCAAAACTTTTTAACACGTATTAAAAATAAATTAGATGAACGCTCTACTTTAAATAATAGAGTTTTAGTTTATGCAGGGGTTGTGACTGCTATAGTACTTGTTATAGCAATAGCAATTTAAAAGGGATATAAATTATGATGGGATTAGTAGATAAATTAATTGGCCCTGTGTCAACTATCTTAGACAAGTTTGTAGAAGATAAAGATCAACGAGCTATGTTGGCACATGAGATAGCTACTATGAGTGAACGTCATGCTCAAGAAACTATAACAGCCCAACTAGAAATTAATAAAACTGAAGCTGCCCATTCTAGTTTATTTGTAGCAGGATGGAGGCCCAGTATTGGATGGGCTTGTTGTTTAGGAATGGTAGGTAATTTTCTTATTATTCCTTTTGCTAACTTTGGATTAGCATTAGCTGAAAAGGATATAGTTGTACCCTTAATTGATTTACAAACTATGATGCCAGTGCTTTTAGGTATGCTTGGGTTAGGCGGTATGCGAACTGTAGAAAAACTTAAAGGTGTTCAAAGAGAGAAATAATTATGGCTAGGAAAAGAGCATACAAAAAAAGAGCAGACTATCGTAAGGGTGGTAGGGTTACTTATCAGTTAGGTAGTATAGTTGCAGATGTGCAAGCACCTCAAGAAGAAAAACCTAATAAAGCATTTACTCAAGCAGATGTAGATCAAGCTGTAGCCGATCTTAATGCAAAAACACGCACAGCTGCTGATCTTGCACAAGAGTATGGCGTATCTACGGATTATGTTAATCAAAATTTAGCAGCTATTAATGCTCAAAATGCTCCTGCACCTACGCCTGATACTACACCTGCTCCAACTACTACTATACCTGCAGCTATATCATCTATTCCTGCTGATGGTGCTTATACACCTGCAGAAACTAATGCTGTATTTAATGCTATTAAGAATAAAACATTAACTGTAGAAGATGCTGCTGCACAATTTGGTGTTAATCCCTCACAAGTACAAGCAGAATTTAATAGAATAAACCAAGTATCAGATGCAGGAGCTACTTCTATTCCTGATCCCTTTGTAGGTGGTTTACCAAATATTGCAAGAGGTCAAGCTGTTTCTAAAACTATTGAAGATGTATCTTTTAAAGATGCAGCAGGTAAGACGGCTTATGTCCCCGGAAGTTATTTAAAAAATTATAAGCCTGTTAATATAGATACTGCTATTTCAAAACAACAAGCTACAGCCATTGATACAACAGGTACAATAACTCCTAATTCTGCTATACAGAACCTTAAATCTTTTTCTGGTATTACTGGTATAGATGATGCTACTTCAACAGCGATTACCGCAGCTAGTGGTACAGTTGAAAAAGGCATAGCCGATGGCACAATAAAAGCTTCTGACTATGAGGCTGCTCTAACAGGAGAACTATCAAAAACTATTCCTGCATTTGCAGGTGCGCCTAGTTCCGCAGTAATGGCAGAATTAAGAGCGTTAACATCTCCTGCACAAGCTGCTCAAATTAGTGCTACAGAAGCAAGAGCAAGTCAAGCATCAGTAGCCGATTACACAATAGACTCTAAAGCTTTTGTACCTGATGTTACTGGTGCAACCGCTACTTTATCTGACAACCCCCAAGCAGAAGCTTCAAGTAGGGCAGCTATTACTGGTAAAACAGCTACTGGCGAAGAAGCTAAGATTATAGAGCAAGTAGGTTACACAGCCCGACAAAGAGCAGCAATAACTGGAGAAGCAGCTAAAGGTGCTGCTGCAAATGTAATTGCTGTTACAGGTAATATACCCTCAGATGTTGCTGCAGCTGTTGTTGAAGACCCTGCATCTGTAACTGCTATGGTAGATACTCAGCCTATAGAAGTACAAGCAGCCATAGCTGCCTTACCTCCTGAAGCATTAGTCTCCGCTCAGATGGAAACTCTATTAGGCGGTATGGAGTCAGGCACTATACCTATGTGGGCTAAACCTGCTGTAGCTGCAGTTGAACAAGGATTAGCCTCCAGAGGTTTAGGAGTTTCTACAGTAGGCAGGGATGCTTTGTTTAATTCAATTATACAAACAGCATTACCTATAGCACAAAGTAATGCACAAGCATTGCAAAATAATGCAGCACAGAACTTAACAAATCAACAAACAGCTAACTTAGAAGAAGCACGTTTAAATTCTACAAGACGTTTAAGTAATTTATCTAATCAACAAACAGCTGCTTCACAAACAGCACAGTTTGCACAGAACTTAAAAGTCCTTCAAAGTCAACAAGGCCAAGAAGCTGCTTTGCTTTCTGCTCAACAACAGCAACAAGTAAGAGTACAAAATTTACAGAACCGTCAAAGATCTGCAGAGTTGACGGCACAGAATCAACAGCAAACAAATTCTCAAGAACTAGGGAATGCACAGCAGATAGAGTTAGCTGAATTAGAAATAAAGAATCAAGCTGAACAGCAAAATATGACTGCTCAGAATCAAGAGCGTCTTGCAGAAATGCAAGTGGCTGCTGATTTCTTATCTAAGAATGCAGGGTTTAAGCAACAAATGGAGCTTGCTAATTTAAGTTCCGATCAACAAATGAGACTCGCTAATCTGACTGCACAAAATCAAGCTGCTTCAGAAACCCTGTCTAATGCACAGCAAACAGAGTTAACAAATCTCAATGCTAAGATGCAGACTAATATTACTAGTGCAAATATAGCTGCTCAAATGAATGTTGCTCAATTAAGTGTAGATCAACAAAGAGCAGTTACTAATGCTACAACACAAGCAAAAATTGATTTGACTAAGTTCTCAGCTGCTCAACAAGTAGAGTTAGCTAATAGTCAGTTTATGCAAAATACTACACTAACGAATATGAATGCTAGACAACAATCAGCTATGCAAAATGCTACAGCTATGGCTTCTTTAGATTTAAGTACAGCTGACTCAAGGACAAAACTAGCAGTAGAGAATGCTAGAAACTTTTTACAAATAGATGTGGCTAATCTAAACAATGCTCAACAGGCTGTTATATTAGATACTCAAATGTCGCAACAACAATTACTATCTAATCAAGCTGCTGAAAATGCAGCTAAACAATTTAGTTCTACATCTGAAAATCAAATCAATACATTTCTTACTACACAAGAAAATGCTATGGAGCAGTTTAATGCTAGTCAATCAAATGCAATGTCGCAGTTTAATGCTTCTGAAAGTAACAGACTAGCTGCTTTAGATGCTAACAATGCTGTAGATGTTGCTAAGTTTAACGCTCAAGTAGAATTACAAGTAGAACAATTTAATAGTAATATAGATAATCAAAGAGATATTTGGAATGCTTCTAATGCACAAGCAATAGAACAAGCTAATACTAATTGGCGTAGACAGTCTAATACAGCTAACACTGCTGCTATTAATGCTGCTAATGCACAGAATGTACAGAATGCTTATGGTATATCTACACAAGAGTTAGATTTTCTTTGGAATACTTTAAGAGATGAAGCTACATTTTTAAGAAAACAAGAACTAGATACAGCTGCACAAAAAACAAATATGTATATTACTGCTATGAATAATGAAAGTAATACAGCAATAAATAATACTGGTGTTGCTAATGGCGTTAAAGATTTAATTGAAGAAATATTCGGATAGGAGTTTTAAATGGGATTCTTTAAAAAAGTATTTAAGGGCGTTGGCAAAGTCTTTAAAAAAATTGGCAGAGGAATAAAAAAGACTGTCGGTAAAATTGGCAAGTTTATGAATAAGATCGGAATAGTAGGTCAGATTGCTATGGCCTTTATACTTCCGGGAATAGGCAATGCTTTAATGAATGGCATAGGCGGTATAGCCTCTAGTATGGTTACTAATACTTTAGGGGGCATTGGCGGTGCTATAGTCAAAGGAGCAGGGCATATAGTTAGTGCAGCACATAAATTTGTAACTGTTGGAAAGAACGCCTTCAATACTGTAACTGAAGGGGTTACTAAGTTTATAGGAGAGTTTTCTAAAACTGCTTTGAATAAAATCCCCGGAGTTAATATTAAAAGTGCCTCGACAAATTTCTTTGGTAAAGGAGGAGCTTGGGAAACTGTACAACAAGATGTAGTTAAAAATGCAGGGAATATAGTTAATCCATTTAGAAGTACTGTTGATATAAAACAAGGTATGGATTTAAAAGAAGTTATGAATAGCACTGGTGTTTCTAGAGAAAGAATTCAAGAAATGAATCTTGGTTTAGATTTAGATAATCTTTCAGTTGGAGATAAAATAAATTTTGATGCTAATAGTTTTACTTTAGCAGGACAAGGACCATTAAAAATAGAAAACATGTCTTTAAACCGAAACATAGGAACTACAGTTCCAGACACGTTTGCAGGACAAGGGCCATTAAAAATACAGCCTCCAACTTTAAAAGCTGAAGATTTATTTACTCCTAAACAACTACAACAACAACAATTAGGTATAGCACCTGAACAATTAAAGTTAAAAGAAAGCTTGTTAAATCCTCAAGCTAATGTTGTACCAGACACTACTTTTGGATCAAACATAATTGAAGGTGTTAAGAAAGAAGTAACTAATAGGTATGGGAATTTTAGTGATAAACCTATATCTACTAGTTTAACAGCATTGCAAGATTTAGGAACAGCTTCACAAATATCACAAGTAATTGATCCTCAAGTTCCAGAAGATATATATGGAGGAGGCAGTGACTACAGTCCTATGTATGTAGGCGCAGGAGTAAGTGATATGGAAGTATCTGCAATACCTACAGGTAATAGGAACTTTAGTGCTTATGCAAACATGGGCCAATATGGTT